CGCATCTTTTCCAGGCTTTCGGTCAGGTCGTTAATCTTCTTTTGCTGCTGCTCAATGTCGGTCAGGTTTTGTGTTTTGAACAACCGAGCCAACGCATTCGCCGCCCCTTCCGCAGCGGGAGTCAAGATACTTGCCAGCGTAGCGCCCACCTCTTTTGAGATAACATTCATCGCGGCAAAGAATCGATTGACCTTAAAGTCCGCAGTTGCCGCCATTTGGTCAAACGCCTTGTCCGTGATCCCGGCTTTGTCTGCCATCTGGCCCATGATCTGGTTGAATTCTTTCCCGCCGTTGTTCACCAAGTTCAAGGCAGGAAGGATAGCTTCAACCCCACCAAACAGAAGCCCAAGAGAGGTGACACTTCCCCCTGTCTTCTGTTTTAACTCTTCCAGAAAGGCAAGCATACCCTTGGATTTGATCGCGGCTGCGTTGAAATTAAGGCCAAGTCGTTCGGCTTCGTCTGCTGCTTCGGATGATGGCTTAACCACGGCAGCGAGAACCGCTCGAACACTGGTGATCGATTCACGGGCAGACACACCGGTCAAAGTCAACGCGGCAATGGCCGCCGTAACCTCCTCTAATCCAACGTCAAGCGCATCGGCCAAAGGTATGATTCTACCCAAGCCTTCGGATAACTCTTCTATGGAGATTTTACCGGCAAGTGAAGCGGTAAAGAGTGTATCACTTACTTCATTTACATCCTTGATCTTATCCCCGTATCCTTTAACGATTGAGGTTAGTCCCGAGATGGCCGTCCCAAGGTTACTATTACCCCCGATGGCCAGCTTGTTCGCTGCTGTCAGCAGTTCGGTAGCCTCACGGGTATCCGTGATACCGGTAGACAACACTTCGTAGAATGCTTTTGACTGGTCAGTCAGCCCCGAACCGAACTGAAGCGCAAGGTTCTGGCTCTCCTGGGCAAACTCTTTCACCCGCTCAGTGTTGTCCAATAACTGGGTTGAAATTTCCCCAAGAGTTTTATCAAAGGCGATAAAATCCCGTGAAGCGCCGCCAAGCGTTTGCACTGCGGCATAGGCTGCGGCTGCGATTCCGGCAACTTTTTTGAATTGCCCAACAATAGCTTCGGTCGAGCCTTGCAACCCGCTTTCCGCGTCCGCACCGGCCTTCTGCATCCGCTTCAGGGATTGCTCTGCGTCCTTGACCTCAAGGGCATCAACGCGCAACGCTAAACTAGCAACATCAACCGTCATTTCGCCCTCGATCTAATGTAGAAGAGTGATTCTACCAGTAATTCTGTGTCCTCAACCTGAAAGTATTCCAGCAAAAATTGAAGAGCATCCCAATCAATAAGCCCACCCATCAGATACCATACGTCAAAAGCCAGGGCATTGTTTTCCGTTAGTTCAACTTCCGCTGCTACGACTGCCTTTGCCCTTGGGATTTTCTTGAAGGCTTCGTTGTCGTACCAGCGGGTGAGTTTTTTATTTCGGCCTCTTTTACCACTTGCCGGTCAAAGGCTGACTTCGTGATGGCTTTGGAGATATTCAGCCACCAGTCCATTCTGTCCATCACCAATTCGTTATACAACGACTGATCGAATGGCACCAATACGTCAGGATCACCGTCAGGAATAATGTCCCGCTCGGTTACCCCTTCCCAGCCGGTTATCGCAATTGAAGCCATAACCGCATCGGGCGAAATGGTCTTATCGCCGCTGTACTCATTGATAATGCGAATCAACCTGGAATAAAGTGGGCACTGCCCCGTGAAGGTTATGTGCCCTACCTGTACCTCAATTTTCCTGTCGGCTCGAAGCCTTTCTAGTAGTTCTGCTGGTTTCATAGTTACGATGCGAAGTATTGTTCAGGCGCTTTCAGTTTTACACTGATCGTTCCTTTACCGAAGGCGCCAGCCGCACCGCTAAGCCCACGACCACCCGCCCACGTTGCATTGAAAATCATCACCGTGCCATCATTGAACGTTGCACGTCCTACGCGCTCGGTTTTGGCATTTGAAGCTTTACGCAATTCAACAATTGCAGGATCGAATGGTTTTGCAAAACTCTCAAAGTTAATTGTTGGGGCAGAGTCCAGTCCAAACGCTTCTTTCTTCTGCAAAGCATGAATCGTCGTTAAATCTTCAACGTTTGGTTGTGGTTCTGGATAATCAAAGTTCGCCAAGGTGTCGAAGGCAATCAGTGATTGCTGCTCTACCGAAGTACCCCCGGAAACATAAGTAGAGAATCCCGTAGAATCCAAGCCTTCGCAGGTAAACTCATCTGTGGTTGCCCCAGCCTTGACACGAACCACACGCCCGTTGATTTGGCTCATTCCTACAACGTTGTCAATGACCGTAAGTTCCCCGGCAGTCAGACCATGCCCAACACAAGAAACTACCGCCTCACTTGCCTTAGTGATACCGGTAATGGCTTTGGCCGTACCAAACGCACTGTTAATTTCAACCTTAACCCCAACAAACTGAATAGGATTTGACATCATACCTCCTTAATTATCTGAGAAAAGTACACAAACACGGATTGTACCAGCCTATCCTCTTCCGGGCGCGGGTCTTTTATTGCTGGCGTTCTGTTAATCGTAACCCCGGACACGACAGAACCGGATTTGAACGTGCTTTGAATCAATTCGGCTCTTGCGTTTATCGTTCCGCTACCGGCAAGCAGTGGGTAAAACAAGCGAACCTGCATGTACCCTTTTTGTTCATACGTTCGATGAATCATTATATTATCAGGATCGGTAAACTCAAAAAGCACCTGCTGGTATGGTGTGCCTTCCACCGGCTCATAATTATCTCCAACGTAAGACGTTGCCAATGCTGGGCTGATTGCCGCAAGCGCTGTTTCAAGGGCTGCGCGGATTGCTTTATTGGACATTGTTTGCAGCCTCTCTCACTACCTGCTGAAATTCCAGCACGGTCACATGCACCATCCCGTTTGGTGCTTGGCGTGACCATCCTTCTTCGAGTGGCTTAATATAGTCCACGTTATTTGCTATCCAATGTATCCCTGCTGCGGGCGCACCCAGCACACCAGAGGTTAAGCTCTTCACGGTTGCCGACCCTGATGTATCGACAATCTCCAACACATTCGTGGGCATCTGCCCAAAGTTATACTGCCAATTCGCTCTCGACCTGCCCCCTACGTACCCTTTCGGAGGATATTTAGTTTTCCAGTATTTTGTGTCACCTACCGGATTGCGCATGATGATTCTTGTCCCCAGGTCGATAACCACCGCTCGAACGACCTGATCCACTTTTCCTGTAGCCTTATCGACAAACCTAGAAAGATCAGCAGTAAAACTCACTTCCTCACCTGCAATTTGTACACAATCGGCGTACCGTCCGGCGCAACGATTTCAACGTTCTTTATCGTTCCGGCAAACCCAATAAACGAAACTTGACCATTCACTTTGGGTTCTATCAAACCGGAAGCCGCAACAATAACCTTCACGTCCCCGCGCTTTATGTTCGACCCATCAATCTCACTGGCCTTGTAACCTACCGGCACACCTACCCCAGTCTGTACTGTTTCGGTGTTAGATACTCCACCCGTTGCCGGGTTGTACGCCCCCGTCGTTACCGTGGTGATCGTTATCTGCTGGCCTTTCCTTCCAAGCAGATCAAGCGCCAACGCAACAAACGAATCGTACTCGCTCATATCCTTACCATTTGGGCAGTACGTCCGGCACCGTTTGTCAAGAATCGTGACAACATCGCATCAATCTCTGTGTACCGAACTTGAACCGAACTAAATTCACTGTATGTCACGGATACCGCACCTTCTACCGATTCGCTGATTACCTTACGCTTCTCATCGGACATAAGGTCATCCCCGGTCGATGCCCTAAGCGCCAATAACGCGCAAGCCTGTTTCACTTCATTAGGCACAATGCCGTTGTCGTAATACTGAAGGAAGCGAAGCCCAACAATCGGAACATCTTCCCTTGGCCAGTCCAACGCCTGTTCTGCTGTTTTCCGGTAACCTGCCCACAATGTCGTATACTTCCCTGTCATGTAGTCAGTACCCTTGCGCAGATTCTGTTCCTTTTGTGGCGTAGTCAGTAGCGCCCATGCCGCGTTTCCGCGCGCGGCGTGTATCGTATCGGCATCCGCTACGCTGCACAGAGATTCGGCGGTGGATAGGCCTGTTCCGTCTTCGACAATTAGCGACATTATTTATCTTGTGTTGGCTTGGCAGGTTCCGCTTTCTTTGCTGCCTTCGGTTCAGGCCGTATCGCGTCCGGCTCCCAAAGCACATGCTTGACCGGATCAAAGTCTTGCTTGTTAATCAAATGCCACCCTCTCGGGCCATCTCGAACTACTTTTACTGTTTCAGCCATGTTTTTCTCCAAAATAAAGGGCGACCGTAGCCGCCCTTATTGTTTTCTTAGCTTACCGATTAACCTCTCAGGATCGCTACGTGTTGTGGTTTCCACACGATTGCATCGTACAGCACCCCGATCTCGATCATTGTTTTCTTGTAGCCTTTATACACCGAAACATCGAAGGCAAGACCAGAGAACGGGTCTTGGATAATCATTCTATCCGTCGCAGCGTCACCACCGTTTGGTACGGCTACCGGGCGCACAGCCAGCTCAACCGCAGATTGATGGAAACCCACGTTATATGTGTAACTGTTGCCGATGGTCATTTCCACAGCATCGGCTACGGCCACACGTAAGCCCGGATCATTCAGAACGATATCGCCCGAAGCTGCCAGTAAGCCCGACTTGACTACGTAGCTATTCACCGTATCACTGGCAAAGGTAACAACGTCACCAGCAAGGATACCGTTAGCCCCTGTAGTACCACCGTCAAGTGTCAAGGTGGTTTGGCCTACCGCTTCCCCGGAACCGTTGTTGATGTCGTAAGCCGTACCCGTACCCTTTGTGTGGATACCGATACCCGCCGATTCCTTCATCATGAATCCTTGAAGGTCAAGCAAAGCCCCACGGCGCAACAATGAATCGTTACCAGATTCATTGACCTTTTGCAGATTGGCCAGGTTACGCAATTTTGTACCAGCGGTCGAACTAATCACTAACGAAGAGCGGCCATCTTCCATCGGGCAACCATTGTCTACCAGGATTTGTCTCAATTCCGCGATCAGATCAAAGTTCGATCCGAATGGGGTAGTACCGGCTGAACCTACTGCACGGGAAGCACCTTTATAGATGATTCCGGCTAGATAAGCTTCGATTGTATTGGTAATGGCGCGCATCGCTTGCAGAATCTGATCGCCATAAATGGTTTCAAAGCCACTGCCATTGTTGACATGCTTAATATCCTCGCCAGTCCAAGGAATCTGCACTGATGCATATTGATTCAGTTGCAGTACCTTATTGTCTACTGTCTGATCAGTTCCTTCTGGAATCGTCATTGACGGCGCAAAAGAACTGTTCACCGTAGGGGTTCGTGTGAAATGCGAACGAACATTATCGCCCTTCGCCGCTTGCTCCGCACCCGCGTTAACTGTCACAGAAGGAATCAAGCCAACCAGTTCCCGGCCCACTACGTCCGCTGCTTTGTATAAATCTGCTGCTAAGTCCGTCAATGTATTCGACATTTCAGTTTATCCTTTAATCGTCGACGACCTTACCACCTTTCTTGCTGAATGCCGCTCGTTCGTGTTGCGGTAGTGCATCGAACGCGGAACGCTTCATGGTGTTCTTGTCGCCTTTGTTTTCGGTATTCCCGCCTGATCCGCCGCCACTGTTTCCGGCAAGATACCAAGTAGGATTCTCTTTAATCGTTTCCTTATTGCTTAACCATTCTTTCAGGGAGTATGGTGTTTTTCCATCAGCACCAAGAACTACTTCACCGTCCTTATACTGACGTGCTATGCCGTCCTCGTCTAGCCGCCATCCGTCTTGCATTGCAATCAGGAAAGCGTATTTAGTGGCTGTAGCATGCATCCCTACTTCCTTGTCCGAAGCGGCTTCCATTAGTTGCCCCTTCAGCACTTGCATTTCATGTTTCTTTGCACGTTCCTCAGCCTTTTGGGCTTTGGCTTCTGCTTCGGTCTTGGCCGACTCAAGCGCTGATTTCTGCTTTTCAATGCGACGATTAACCACCTCATCCATCTTTCCCGCAGCGATCAGTTGCGCCTCTTCGTCGTTCTCGAACTTGGCCAGTAACTGCTTAGTCTTTTCAGGATCAATGCCCGCAAACTTCGCAAGCTCCCCTTCTTTTGCCTTAAGCTTTCCAAGCAGCTCTTTATTCTTGGCATCCAAGCCTGATGTCGCCGCCGAAACAGCCGAAGCCACCGCAGCATCAATCTGTGCTTGAACCTCAGGGGTAATTGTTGCACCTCCACCCCCGCCACCTTCCCCGCCTTCAGCGGCCATCCGTATTACGTGCATTCTTCTAATAAACATTTGTTGTCGATCCCTTTAGGAGTGGCGTAACCACATTGACGAAAATATTGTCGAAATAACTTGACTTCTATGCTACATGCCGTAAAATCAATAAAATCGACAAACTTTAAGCTCACCTTATACGCTAATTGTACTTCTGTTGCAACTCTTTCAGTGTCAGTTCCCGGCCTTGACCATCAAGTAGCTGGTTAAGACTGATCTTTCCTTCGCGGAATAGGTCTGCCCGACCCTTGCCCAACATCTCATCCTGTTGCGTTTTCGATACACGTTGCAGGTATTGGTCAAAGGTTGTGTCTGCGGATATTGGCCCAAGGGAGGAGGCGCGTTCCCCTGGCGGTAGCTTCGGCAAGTCTAGTCCCAGTTGCTTGAACGTTTTAGTGACCGGCAGCAGTACACATCGATCATTGAAGTGAATCGGAGGTAATTGGAACGGTACGCTGTGCCCAATGGGGGTATTGCCTTTGTCGTTTTTCCACTCTCTGCCGGCCAGCGCCATGCATTGCGGGCAAACGTGAGAGTCCATAGCCGAAAACCAAGAGAATGCCTGAATCACATCGCTGTTCTGTTCATACACCGCTTGCCTTGCGTTGTTCGCCACGGTTTGAACCGCAGTGTGTACCAAGGCATTCGCATTATTTCTGGTCAGGTCAAGCAATCCTGGCTGTGTTCGAGTCCCGATAATCCTTCGCACGATCTGCTGATTGTTTTCCCCCAGCACCATGCCCTGACGTATTGCCGAAGAAAATTTGAAGATTGTGTCTGATTCTTGCTTTGCCCACCAAT